AACTACTAGACCCATAAAAAAATTAAATAACATACTCTAACATCCAAGTAATAAAAAAGAATATTGCTAGTACAGTTAAACTACTTACTATTATTTTAATTATATAATCTCCCATACATATATTTATCCTATAAAGTCTTCTAACGTTCCTAATCTACTAGTCTTAAACAAATCAATTTTCTCTCCAAAGCACCAAATATTTTCAATAAAAGTCATTGCCATAAAAACATTTAACTCTTCTTTAGTTTTAAATTTCTTATTACCTTGAGGACGTTGCATAATTCTCATACCAACTTGACCTAAAAACTTATCTTTAAAAGTATCAACTAGTTCATCACTTGACCTATACCTTTTATTCTTAATTTTTGGATCCATAATATTAACAAACATATATTTTGATTTACTTAAAGTCTTTTCTGCAACTGGAAGATAAAAACTATCTCTCCATTTTTCATACTCATTAAACTTATGCCAAGATTGTAATTCTTCTTTCTCACCACCTTTATTATATTGTTCAGTACTAAAATAAGGTGGACTTGTAAAGGCACAATCTATATCTGGTAATTCATTATAAGGTAAATCTTCTGCACCACAATTCCATATCTTAACAGTTTTATTTGGGAAGAATTTACTATACTCTTCTATTTGTTTTTGATAATTCTTATACGTATTTGGATTAGGATCACAACCATAATAATATGTTGCCTTACTAGCAAAGAAGCCAGCAAGTCTATCTCCCCAACCACAACTCGTATCTAATACTGTTTCTGCATTGGTTATATCGTATATTGTTTTTGCAACAACTGGTTTAAATTGTGTTGCAATATATGTACCCAATCTAAAAGCACTCATATAAGAATCTTTATCTAAAACTCTTTTCATATTAATACCTCTCCATATAGGTCCTAAACATTTCCATATATCTCTTGCGTTACCATTTTGCCAAACTTCTATCGGCGCTCTAAATCCATAACTTGAACAATTTAATCTTAACTCTTGATTAAAATAATTAGAACAAGTATTAAATGTATTTGGACCATTTATAAGACCCAAACCATATTCTTTAAAATTATATTTGTAATCTTCATACTTTTCAAATACGTCTTTTGTTATTTGTTCTTTAGGTGTACATATAGATGAAGTATCAAACTTTGATAATGCAATTATATTATTACGCATATCATCATAAGATATTTGTCTTAAAGGAAACTTTGGTCTGTAAGTAGCAATGTATTCTGCTAGTACTTCTCTAAATCTTTCTTTACCTAATTTTTCAGTCCATCTATCAAACTGAATTGTATCCATAATAGGTAGACCATCTTCGTTAGCAAACTTTTTTAAATCTGTTGTATATAAATCCATTATTTAAAAAATGTATTAAAACTTAATACAATCCTTTCTGCACTTTTATTAACACTATCTCCTGAACCGTGCATTAAATAACTCGGCCACATTACCATTAGTCCTTTTGTAGGTGTTATTTGATAAGTGTCTCCTGTTAGAGAAGCAGGATTTTTAAAGACTAACTTGCTACTATTTTCATCTGCTTTTAAAAATATAACACCAGAAATAATTGATTTAGGATGACTATGATATTTTAGTGTACTATCTTCACCTTGTACATTACACCAAGAGTCTTGCATTCTTTGATTCTTTATATAAACTTCGTTCATAATTTTATCTTCTATATCTTTATGATAGTCTAAAATATAAGCGTTGCCCCCCATAGAAGCGTATGTTGTTTTAGCATTACCTTTAAAGTAATCATACTCAATTAAATCGTTTTTGATTATACTATTAATTATTTTATCTATTTCCGTATCATTTAGAAAATTATATTTCTCATATATATCTATTGTAAAAATTGTTTTCTTATCCATTATACTTCATTCCCCCAAGCATCCCAACCATCAGTTTTCTGTCTAGCAAATAATTCTATTCTAGGTAAATCACCACATAGATTAACTATATCATTTCTAATTCTATCTGGTTTTCTACTATGCTCTCTACGTTCACTCACTACTAATCTATCTACGTTACCACTTATTCTTTTTGGGTGTCCTTTAGTTGCTAAAATACATATCTCTGGATTTGCTCTAGTCCATAACCCAGGTCCTTTAAAAAAATAATTTTTAATTCTCTTCTTATTCATCTTCACCCAATAAAAGGCAACCGTCTTGTACGTAAATCCCCACTTCTCTACTATAGGAATCTGTTTATGTAATAATGGATCTGTACACCACATAAACAATGCACAATCTTTTTTTGCAATATCTCCAATTGGTAATTCTTCAATCTCTTTCATTGTCATTGTTTTATAATGATGAATAGGATTTGTTTGTGCCTTAGCATTATTCCAGTTCTGGAAATGCCAAGGTGGGTCTGCATAAATTATATTATATGTCTTATCAATATCCATATACCTTACCTAAAAATCTAATTATTAATAAGAATAAAATAAAATGCCAAATCTTAATGTTAGTATTCTGTGCTAAAAAACCTCCAAACAATACAGCAAAAAACATTATAAAGTTGTTCATCCGAAAAATGCCTCCAGATTTGCTCTCTTTTCGTGTTCCCAACCTATTGAGTTTAATATAAATCTCATAGGGTCTAGGAAAGTTTTCTCAAATTGTATTTCATAATCAATATATTTCTGTAGATTAAATTCTTTTGGTAATTGTGTTACATAACTAATCACATCAAACTTAAATGGATTTGCCTGTAACAATTTAATAAATTTAATCTTATCTCCTTCTTGTATATAAGGATACTTATTTTGTAATTGAAATTCTTTTATTTGGTGATTATAAATCAACGCACCTTTAACGTGTATTGGTGTACCTTTAATAAACACATCTTTACTACTGCCATATTTTCTCATATTATTACAAGACCTTGGAAATGATATCTGCTCAGCAGACATATTCATAAATTCTTTTTTAAAATCTGCAATGAAAGTATGTAAATCACTTTCAGATTTACTCATTATAATTTTAATTGCCTCTTTAATTTTACCACGGCACACTTGTGGTGTTGAAGATTTAATTGCTTCTATACCCATAATCTTTAATTTAGGAATAGAAAGTCTAACACCTTCCTCATCTAAAACATTTAACATATATCTTTTCTTAGCAACCCATATACCTTTATTCGCAATCACTTCACGTGCCATAACCATTGCGTTCTTAAATGCGTTAGTATAATCTGATAACTCTTTAAATTGTTTTGCAATAAAAGGTTCTAATTTGTTATCACATACCTTAGCAAGAAAATCACATACTTCATCATCTGACTTGCCATTACAAACTTGTTTTACTAATGGTTCTAAACATACGTAAATAGAATCTGTATCAGACGCTATAACATAATCTGTATTTTCAGTTTTTAATATCTTATTTAAATAATCATTTACTTTATTTTCAATAAATCTAATAATAAATTGTCCTGCTGTTGTAATACCACTTGCCTGTCTTACATCATAATATCTAAAATACTGATTGCCAATTGCACCATAACAACTATTCAATGCAATCTTTCTTGCCCATTGTATGTTATGACACCTTGCAATTTCTTTTGATAATTCTTTCGTTGGTTCTTTTTGATATAGTTTTTTCGCTTTCAACTCACGATTTTTATAAACAATACGGTCTTTATATATCTTCTCTACCATTTCAGGTAAGAATCCTTGACTATCTCTTTTAAACATTGCACCATTTGGTACAATACAAGCGTCTTTATCTTTTAAAAACTCTAGGGGTGTCTTCTTACTCAACATTTTATTCACAGAAACACCAGATGAATTAACACCTAATATTTTTTCGGGAGAAATATTATATTGTACAATAATATGTGGATAAAGAGAGTTGATATCAAAAGACACCACCCATTTTTGCATACCAAGTTTAGGCTCTTTTACATAAGCTCCTTCATACTTTGTATCCTTGGAATGTTCTTCCCTAGGAGGTACACAAATATTTTTTTTCATCAAGTGGTTTGCGATTAAGGTATCCCAAACTCTAACCTGTGAGAAAATATCGTTATAATTTACTTTAGTTTCATACGCAAACGTTAAAGATAAATCAATTAAACCTAATTTATCTTCTAATGCGTCAACAATTTCTACGTCTTGGATATTATATTCTACGAATTTTTGAAAATCTTTTGTATAAAAATCTTTAAAAATACCATATGGATTTTCACGTTTACTTTCACCTAATTCAACTTCACCTATAAAACCTAATCTATAACTTTCTTGTCTTGCTGGTATAAACCATTTATACAAATCAAGATAATCTAACATAGCAATACCATACAAAGTATAATATGTATTAGTTCTACCACGTATAATAATTTGTTCACTAGATATTAAATTCCAAGGTGACATACGACTTGCAACTTTATGACCTACAAGTAATTTTATTCTATTCATTAAATAAGGTAAGTCAAAAAATTTAGTATTCCAACCTGTAATAACATCTGGATAATTCTTTAACCAGAATTTCATAAACTCCATTATTAAATGTTTTTCGTCTTTACATTCAATGTAAGTTACATCTGTACGGTCTGTTGTGAATTTACCAACACCCCAAGTTATAATCTGTTTATTGGATTGATTCTTAACACTAATACAAAGTAATTCTTCTATAGGATTATCTACTTCTGGAAAACCATTTTCACAACCACACTCTATATCTAATGTAAATATTTTAATTAAATCTTTTGACCATTTAACTTGTTTTGGAAATTCTTTATTGATATATTGATAATGATATCTTTCAAGTCCATAGGTAGGTGAGTTTTGCGTTGCAATATCTTTTCTAAATCTACGAGCAGCGTCAATAGATGTAAAGGTAATTGGTTTTAAATTTTGACCTTGTAAAGTTTTAAAATCTGTTTGTTGTTTTGATAATGCATATAAAGTTGGTCCAAAATTTATTTTTTCTTTATACTCTTTGTTATCTCTTACTCCTCTAACAAGTAGTTTGCCTTTATATTCTATTACATTTTTATAAAAGTTCATCTGGTCTCAAATGTAGGATTAAACCATCAAGTTCTGGTGTAAGAGATATCTGACAAGATAATCTACTAGCGCCTGGTTTATATCCTTTTTCATATTCTAATTGTTCTTCTTCAATGGAATTAGCATCCATCTTTGGTACTTTATCTATCCATTTTTCATCTACATATACGTGGCAGGTACAACACATACAATTGCCACCACAATCTGCAGGTATTTCTGGAATATCTACTGGTGATTCAAATTTGGCTGCCTCCATTGCGCTCAACCCTTCTCTGGCTTGAACACGAATTTTGGATCCGTTTCTTACAAAATATACGTCTATCACTTATCTAATGATGGCAAACCTGTTTCAGTTATTAACTGTTTTTTAGGTGACATAATAGATGACGTACTATTAATATAATTCTGTTTGATTTGTTCTTTTGGTTTTGATATAGACATAACCTTATCTGCTCTAATTTCAATTGAGTCTCCATCTGAATATGGAGCATAAGGGGTCATCATTAATTGGACTGGTTTACCTGGTGCTTGTTGCGTAGGTATGATAACAAATCCTTTTATGATTGTAACTATCTTTGATCCTTCTGTAATTTTTCCAATAACATCTTCTCCTGTTACCAATCTACAGACTAATATTTCATCACTTGCCATTATATTTCTCCTTAACTATAATACTATACTATTTCTCATCAATTGTCAATGTTGCCTTGTGGAAAAAAAGGTGTGTATCCGTCTTCTGCTGCCTTAACATCATCTTCACCTACAATTGTTTTGACTTCTGGAACATAATGCTTTAACATATCTTCTACACTTTGATGTAAAGTTTGCTTAGACATAGCACAACCTGAACAGCTACCTGCCAGTTCTAATTTTGCCACACCTAACTCCATATCAAAATCTAAATAATTTATAAATCCACCGTGTTGAGCTACAGCAGGTGCTACTTTATCTTCCAAGATAAATTTAATGTCTTTTGCTATCTCTTCCTTTGTTCTATCATATGAGATAAATTTACCAAGTTCTGGTGTATTATCTGACATTATGTAGCTCCTCTCTTTCTGTTTTTAGTTTTTTTGTAAATTTACTGCTGAATTACCTTTTTCGCCTTCAGTAATTTCAAACGTTAATTCATCACCTTCATTTAGCTCTAAGCTTGCTGCTTGAGCTGCTGAAGAGTGTACAAAAACATCTTTTTCGTTGTCTTCTCTTGCTATGAAACCGTAACCTTTTGTAGGGTTAAACCATTTCACTTTTCCTTTTATACTCATCTTATTTATTTTTCTCCTTTCTTGTCATCTAAACTATACTTTGTTGTTATTACATATTTTCTATTAGGGTTAACCATAACATTAAATCTATTCATAGTTTCCCTATCAAATAATATTTTTGATTTTTCATCTCTATCATCAAGTGTAAATTCTACATCTTTATAAGCTCCACCTGCAAAATCTACATCAAGTTTAATGACATATCTTTCTTCTTCATAATCTCTTAAACCACCTACACTAATTTTTTGCTTACGTACTATATCATTTGTTAGTGTTTTGCCTTCTAATGACCAAGTGATTTTACCACCGCCTTTTTTTATTTTATCAGCGTGTATAACAGACGTACCTGAATTACCTGTATCAAATTTACCTACTATACGTCCAAATGGATGTATATGGACAACTTCTTTATATCCACACTCACTAGGTACTTTCTTCCAAGTATCTCTATTTTCAAAATGTTGTACTATTTCTTTACTTAAATTTCTTCCTGTTGCCTCTTCAATACCTTCTGTCCCTGGAGATGAATTAACCTCAATAACAAATGGTGGGTCTTTCTTTCTATTTTTGGATGGGATAAAATCTACTGCAACCCATTGACCATCTACTGCCTTAGCAGCTTTTAAACTTTCTTCTACTTCTAATTCTGTTAGTTCTAATTCTCTTACCTC